TGAATCTGCAGTCCTGCACGGCGGTCAGTTTGCGTTTGCTATGCCGCGTGGATCTGGCAAAACGACGATGTGTTATGTCGCGTGCGAATGGGCTTTGATATATGGACATCGATCGTTCGTCGTGCTGATTGGCGCAGAGGCGATGGCGTCACTAGAGCTGCTTGACGCAATCCGGACAGACATGGAAAATAATGATCTGTTGCTGGATGATTTCCCGGAAGTCATTTATCCGATTCGGAAACTGGACGGGATCAGTCATCGATGCAACGGCCAGACCTGCGGTGGCGAACGTACTCAAATGACGTGGACGACAGATCGAGTCGTCCTGCCGACGATCAACGGTAGCCAGGCCAGTGGATCAACCTTGAGAGTGACGGGGATCACAGGCCGCCTACGGGGCATGCAGTCAAAAACTCCTGATGGTCATTCGATTCGTCCCGACCTCGTCATCGTGGATGATCCGCAGACTGACGATTCTGCCAGGAGTGTCAGCCAGAATGATTATCGTGAGAGGTTGCTGGCAGGGGCTGTACTGGGTCTGGCTGGCCCAGGAGAGTCGATCGCAGCGATGATGCCCTGTACCATCATCCGGAGTGGCGACATGGCTGACAGGATCCTGGACCGTACCAGGCATCCTGAATGGCGAGGTGAAAAAACAAAAATGGTCTACGCCTGGCCGAAAAGCACGAAGCTCTGGGAAGAGTACTCAGATATTTGGGCAGGTGAATTGCGAAACGATGGTGACGGTAGTGTCGCGACTGAGTTTTATTCAGAAAACCGGGCAAAGATGGATGACGGTGCAGAGGTAGGTTGGGAGAGCCGTTTTTTGGAGAACGAAATCAGCGCCATTCAGCATGCCTGGAACCTGAGACTAAAAATTGGCGAAGAGGCATTCAATTCTGAGTACCAGAACGAGCCATTTGACCTGAGCGGTATGGCGTCAGGGATTTCAGTGACCGCCGATGATATCACGGCAAAAGTCATCCCGGTAAAACGGGGCATCGTGCCGTCAGAATGTGATCGGCTAACAGCGTTCGTCGATATTTCGCAGAAAGTCCTCTGGTGGAGTGTTGTTGCGTTTGGTCGTGGGTTCACCGCGACTGTCATTGATTACGGAACCTGGCCGGATCAGCAGACCCGGTACTCTCGCCTGAGTTCCATAAAAAAGACCCTGCAGCAGAAATATCGTGGCCACGGGCTGGAAGCTGCTATCAAGCGTGGTCTTGAATCATTAGTCGAGCATATTTGCCGCGACTGGCCTCGTGAAAATGGAGGAGATTCAAACCTGGATAAAATATTCATCGACGAAGGTGATGGCGAACACACAGATTTCGTCCGGTCGTTTTGTCGGCGTGATTTGCATAAATCAATATTGATGCCGGCGAAGGGTCGTGGTATCCGGGCGAGTAACAAAGCGCTATGTCACGGGAAACCTGGTCGTAATGAGCGATATGGAAAATACTGGAAACTGGTGCGGAATCGTGACCAGACTCGTTCGATTCATGTCGATGTGAATCATTGGAAGACTTTTGTGATGCGGCGGTTTGAAGTTCCGACAGGTGATTCGGGATGTCTGACGCTGTATCACCAGAACCCTCGTCACCATCAGATGCTGGCTGATCAATTAACAGCAGAGACAGCAAAAGAGATCGAGGATCTGTCTACCGGGAACCGCGTGATTGAGTGGTCGAATCCGAGGCAACAGGACAACCATTTCCTGGACTGCCTCGTGGGATGTTATGCGGCTGCTAGCCTGCTGGGATGCAGCCTGTCCTCGCAGGAGGTTGTTGCTGCTCCTGTAGTCCGAAAGAAAAAAGTCCAGTATCTGTGATAATCTATGTGCCTGCCTGGCTTAGATTTACAGGATGAGAAAACCTAGTGATGACGAAAAAGAAGCGGAAAGAATCATTGAAATGCGTCCAGGCATTGCCAGCTGCATGTCCGAAATGCGCCTGTACTGACAGGACAGCGAAAGCGTCCACGATCCGGCGTGAGATCACAGGAAAGACGCGGGACGGCAATGAATACACTCAGGTCCAATGGAGCTATGCTAATTGCAAGGAATGCGGTGAACGATATAGGTTTATTGAATATCTGAAGCCTGGATATCGCACGCCCGATAAAACCTAGTTGAATATGAAGGCAAGGTCATAGAGCATCTGCTGCATGACAGCAGAACTCTCTCAGTTAAAAACTGATCGTGATAACATCCGTCGAGCTATTCGCTCCGGTGTGTTCCAGGCTTCGGTTGGCGGTCAAGCGACCACATTTGCCAGTATGCCGAACATGCGGTCTGTGCTTAACGATATAAACCGGCAGATTTCCGTCTTGTCAAAAACAGATGAGCGGAAGCCCCGCGCCTCCAGCATAACAATGACAGGAGGCGTTTAATGCTGACTGTTTTTAACAACAGATTAAAGTCATGGTTTTCGTCTGGTTATGACGCAATCACTTCCACTGGCAAGCGTAAGGCTGCGAGTGCGGTGCTAAAGCATGAGGACGAGCATCTAAAAGCCCGTGACCGAAAACAATTAGTCGGGACTGGTCGCGACCTTGCTCGAAATTACAGCCTGGTCAGTTGGTGCATCAGGAAACACTTAGACTACTGCACGTCCTTTAACTTTCAGATGCGAACAGAAGACGACGTTCTGAATCAGGATGTTGAGTACCTGATGGAAGAATGGATGCGACCGCATAATTGCGATATCGCCAGCCGACATCCATTCAATCGAATGCTCAGGTTGTTCGAATCCAGGCGGGTTATCGATGGAGACGTTTTCGCGATAAAGCGCTCCAATGGCACACTGCAGGCGATTGAAGGCGACTTAGTTCAGGATCCTGATCGTCACATGCCTCATGGTGAGAGATGGTTTAACGGGATCCACGTTAACAGTGCCGGCAGGGCAATTGGTTACGGAATCCATCGTCGATCGGAATCTGGACAATACGAGTACATCAAAGAGGTCAGGTCAAGAAATGTAATTCAGCATGGATTTTTTGACCGGTTTGACCAGGTTCGTGGAATCAGCCCGCTAGCGTCTGCATTTAATACGTTCCGCGACTGTTACGAAGGCATGGATTTCCAGTTAGCCTTAATGAAGGCGCAGTCTTTGTTTGCGATGGTTATTACATCATCCGCCGAGGACGGCATGGGAGTACAAACAAACACAGGTAGTGGGTATGACGTAGACCTGGGGCGCGGTCCAATAAAACTGGAAATGGAACCAGGTGAGGATGCTAAATTCCTCGCGACGAATTCACCAGGCGCGGACACTCAATCCTTCGTGAATCTAGTAATAGGTATAGCATTAAAATCTCTGGATATTCCGTATAATATGTACGATGAGGCGCATACTAATTTCTTCGGAAGTAGAGCTGCCTGGTTATTGTATGACCGGTCATGCAATTCAAAGCGGGCGGATGTTCAGGAGTTTCTGCGGCGCGTAACTGTATGGCAAATTCAGTTATGGATTCAGGCTGGTCTTATTCGGCTCCCACGCGGGATGACGATTAATGACATGCCGTTTGAGTGGGTCAATCGTGGCATGCCCTGGTGGGATCCGGCGAAGGAAATTTCTGCCGATATTCAGGCCATAGGTTCAGGGCTGGATAATCCTTACCGAGTGTGCAAGGAACGCGGTCGAGGTGAATACGAGGATAATATCCTGCAGATTGCTAAGGCGGAGCAGTTCGCAAAAGAGCAGGGAGTAAGCGTTTCATTTGGCATTCAACCTGTCGCGCCGAGTGGCTCAAATGAGCCTGAAGATGAAGATGAATCAGACGACGGCGAACAGGAAGAAAATAAAAAGGAGCAGGAAGATGGGAATTGATACAAGCCCTAGCTTTTTTCGGGCGTCAGCATCATACGGAGATCCTCACGTTTCACGGGATTCCGGCATCTATGAAGCTGGGGTGATTAGCGATGTATCAATCATCACCAGAGGCGAAGCGTTAGGCCATGATTTATGGATCGATCAGGACTTTCTGGCGGATGTAACTCAAAGCATTAACACAGCCACTCTGAGCAGTTCTACAGGTGGAGTAAAAGCTCGGTTTACTCACCCAGGGTTATCCTCGGATGGGGTGGGTCAGAAGCTTGGTCGGATTCGGAACGCTCGGACTGAGGGTGACCAGGTCTTTGCAGATCTGCACTTTCAGCAGGCAGCTCATAAGACACCTGACGGAGATCTGGCTGATTACGTGATGACATTAGCCGAAGAAACGCCGGATGATTTCGGGCTGAGTATTGTGTTCGAGCATGATCCAATCGAAGAGGAAGATCATGTTATCGAGAACACGTCAGGGAACCGCTACGTATCGCCAGACGAGGACAATAAAAACAACTTCAAGCATGCTCGGTTAAGTGAATTACGGGCTGCTGATGTTGTTGATTCACCTGCCGCGAATCCTGAAGGTATGTTCCAGCGTGGACAGGAAGCTGCGAAACAGGGCGAAAAACTAATGGAATACGCGCTAGGTCTTTCAGACGCTAGGCCTGGCGTGTCATGTTTTGGCGTTGACCCTGACCGATTGTCGGTCTTTGTTCAACGATTTTTAAAGCGTCATCAATTGTCGATAACGAAAGACGGTGATCCCGTGGCTGACGTTAGTAAGGACGAAGCAGTGGTTGAGACTCCGCCGACGCGGGAAGACTTCACCGCTGAGCTTGATCGGTTTGTAGATAAGTTTGGTGCTGAAGATGGCACCAAATGGTTTACAGATCAGATCGAGTATGAAACAGCAATGGAACTGCACCTGATGAAAATTCAAGATGAAGTGAAATTGCTGAATGCGAAAATTGGAGAACTTGAGGAAGTCATTTCCTCGATTAACCAAGGAGAAGACAGCGACGTTGACTTCGCTGATGGTGACAACGCACCTGAAAAAGAAAAGTCATTAAATAATCGCATCCGAATTCAGGGGCGATCCTACAACTAGTCTGTAATTTACAGGCTATAAATTTCAAAAGGAGGTTGTCCCGTGGCTAATGATCTTTTCACAGTAGCCGATTTCGTCTCAGACGCACTTGATGTATCAAAAACAGAAACAAGTGAGGTTCTTAACGGATCTCCGCTGGTTTCTCGGTTGCCAATTTCTGATACCAGCGATGGGTCTGAAACCCACCAATACAACACGTATACTGGGGCTCCGGTGGTTGGGTTCCGTGCTGCAAACGCGGGTCGGGATTATGACCATTCGGTTGACACAGTAGTCAGTGCGGCCTGCACGATTCTTGATTTTAGCTGGCGGGTCGATTTCGCTGTTGCTAATGCATGGCGGCAGGGGCCGGAAGATCTGATCGCCCGTGAGGGTGTTCGGCATCTCGCCGCAGCACTATTCAAGGTCGAGCAGCAGATTATTTATTCAACCACGTCACCAGGGGATTCAGCCGGGTTTGCAGGTTTCCTGACAAACACGAACTATGATGCT